CCATTTGATTAAGACTTGCTGATATAAGTTGTGTATTGCCTTGCTCTAATCCAGTTTCTAAATTAAATATAAATTCAGCAACATCATTATTTATCATTGTTTCATTTCGTGCTTGTGCTGCCTTAACTTGTAATAATGTTAGGTCAGCTACATGGTCACGAACAGTTGCTGTACCAGCATCTTTAATTATATTTTTAAATTCATCAGGACTATTATCTACAATCTGGTCAAGATAGTTTGACATAGCATTATTAAATGCTTGGTCACCACCAACTGTGTTTTGATACTTTGCTCTTAACTCTTTACTGCGTAGTTTGATGTCATCTTCTACACTTTTCATGTAGCGTTTTTCAGCTAACTGCTCAAAAGCTTTCTTACCTATAGAACCCATCTTTTGAAACTCTTCAGTAGAATAAGCTTTAAACTTTCCATTCTCATCGAGTGTAGTGAAAGATTCTATTGGTGCAGACCTTGCTCTCTCTTCTCCAACCTCTTTTGCATTTGCAGCTAGTTCATCAAATGTAATTTTATTTAATTGATTAATACTATCTGCTGTGCTGACAAAAGATTGCTCCACAGCATTAGACCTCTGTATCAATCCTATAGGTTGATTTCTAAAAGTTGTTGTCTGTCTAATTACTTTAACCATTATACACTTGTCTTATTAAGGTTGTAGAAAGATTGAATCCCTTGCGATACTGCTCGAAGATAGTAAGCTCTTTGCTTTGCTTCACCCTCTATTCTAAATTGTTCAGCCTGTCTTCTAAATTTATCGTCTGTAAATAATGCTTGCCTATCCATTCTTGTTATATCTTTACCAACAGTCTCTTCTTGTTTTCTTCTAAACGCTTTTAAACTTCTATCAGTGCCTTTATCTCTACCAGTGCCACCAAATAAATTTGCATTATTTATTGCTTGGTCAGCAAAATATTTATCTATCCTATCGTTATGAAGCTGTGCAAATTTTAATTTGTTTCTTCTTCTATCTTCTTCTGCTTCTCTTGCTTTTGATTCTGCTTGCTGTCTTGCTGCATCTCCAGCTGCAACTGTTGACGCAACAGACATAACAGAACCAACAGCTCCTAATATTTGTAAAAATGGTATCGCCATTAGAATGCTATCTCCGCTACTATTGAATTAATCTGTAATGCCAATGGTGCATTCTGTGTAATAGTTACTTGTGGGTCTGTTCCAAAACCTAACAATCTAAATTCTTTTTTACCAGTAACTGCATTTCTTGGCTGGCTCATATCATCAGTCACCTGACGTATAATTAAATTAGTATTATTTACAGTGACGGAAAGAGTATTATTCAAATCAAGAACTACTCTTTGTACTGTTCGAGGTTCTCCAGTCAAAGGTCCGTCTGCAACTTGTGCATCTATTGGATTTGTTTTAAGAGTAACATCAAACTTCAAACCTATTTCTGCTGAAGATATAGAAGAATCTACTGACGATACGTCCACGTTACCACCAGACACAGTAAAACTCCCAAGATAAAAAGTACCATTGACCACATCAACCACAGCTCCATTTGCGAAATCGGAACTAACGCTGAAGACCCCATTAGTACCAGAATAAGTTTTAGCCAAATCAGTATTAAAAGTATTGCTAAACTCACAAAGAAAATATTTGTTAGTGCCGTCACCTTTATCGAATTTAACAACTGCATAAACATGAGTATCAATCACACAGCATGAATGGAAACTACCTTGAGATGTAAATTGTGTCCAGCCAGCTCTTTGCTCCACTCTATTAGAATTAAACACAGCAAGAGTACCATCAGCATCAACGATAAACAAATAATTTTCTGCTCTGCCAATAGCACCTGATAACATACTCATCTGTATCGGTGTATTAATTAAATGGCTAGATAGTGTAGAGATAGGTTGACCGGTATACCCTTTCACAGCATCAGCAAAGATAAACTCTCGTACCATTGCACCAGATGAATCTACAAATACTGTTGCTCCATCATATATATAAGGTCGAAGAAAAGAAGAACCAAAAGAAGTTTGTCTTTCTATTGATGCATTTGTTGGTGTCGTAACTTGTCCTTGTAATGCTGGTACAATAAACTCATCTGTTGATGTAAATACATGAAGGTCTTTATTTGATATAATGTGTCGTATTGTATTCACTTCCCCAATGCTTGTCGTAATATCAATAGCATCATCATCTTCCGCATCACCTACATCAAAGTTAAAATATGTTGCAGTCTTACTTGCCCATAATCCATCAGGCTGTCCAATAGTCCCACCATACCATAATCTATTTTGATGAAAGGCTACTGCTGATGGAAATCCTCGAAGTGCAGAATAAGATTGTTCAGCCCACTCTGTTACTGGTGCATGTGTTTCTAATGTTGGAGTTCCACCACCAGCAGTTGCTGATGTTGCATTTGCTCCAGCAGTAAATGTAAATGTATTATCATCAATTACTTCTGCTACTGTCCTTGCTCCATTTAGATTTGACCTTGCAATACCACCAACGGCAGAAGCATCAGCAATTGTAAATGCATCATTTGCAGATAATCCATGACTCAAAAGAGTAACTCTTACAGTTCCAACACCTTCATTTGTTCTAAATGAATCTACTTTCAATCTTCTTTTGAGATTACCAAATACTGTACCAGTTGCTTGCGTTGCTGATTGCACAGAAGTAATCTGAAACTCTGCATCATTATATCTAAAATTAATTCCTATATGTTTTGAATCAGGATAATTACCACCAGACTGTGAACCAGTTGTATCCCAATATGCTGCACTTGTGGTAAAGGTAACACCGCTACCACTTGTAGCACTTGGGTCTAATGTCATGCCTGGAGTTTGAAAACTAAAATATGGTTGATGAACTATTGTGTTTGCTGAGTTCTGGTCAAAGGTATATGTCTCGACTTGAAAAGAAGTAAGACCAGTTCGTACAAGTTTTCTTACCATAAATGTTTGGTGAGCAATAAACATTGTATCACCAGACTGTGCATAAGTTATTTCATGTATATTGTCATGTGTTAATGGTAAAGCTGCACTACTTGTATCTTGTGTAACTGTAGCTGCAAGGGTTACATTGAAAGATGTGTCAACTCTAAATACTCTTATCTTTAAGTTTTCAAGAGATATAATGTATCGTTCATCATCAGAAAATATAAATGGTACAAGTCTATGTTGCTGAGTTTTAGAAGTATCTACAGTAGTATCAAACTCATAAATATTACTCAGACCAGACCTTTTTATTACACCACCTTCTGCTCGTATAAAAAAGTTTTCTACTTTTTGTGCAGAGTTAGAATATACTTTTGAGTCTGTTCTTGAAATTAGAGAAGGACTTATTTCACCAAACTGAAAGTTTGATAAAGGTACTCTCAACTTTCTCATGGTTATCTCCTATTCTGAACAAACCTTCCAGTAATTAGTTTCCTTGTTGTCTGTTGCTGTGAATCTACACTTCTAGCTTTTAACATAGCCCTATCAGCAAGTGTAGCCATTGTTTGTGTAAGAGAGCCATCTCTTGCTATTGATGTTGCAAATATTTGAGCCAAGCTATAGGAAACTGCCATTATAAAATAACTTGGAAAAAACTCTTCTGTTTGTCTAAATGTATAATCAGCTACAACTGTATCTGTTGTTGTTGTATCTGCATAAATCATATCACCATATATCTGATATTCTATAGGACTATCATTTACTGTAATTGCATGGATAATGAGAGTATCATTTGGTTGCTGATATGCTAAATCAAATCGTGCTGTTGGTGCATCTGTTAATCTATTTAGTGTTTGTTGGTTTGTAGCAAATCTCCATCGAGCATTTGTCAAAGATGTTTGCACTACATCTTCATAAACATTTGCTGCTACTCTTGCTTCTGTTGTGCCATCATCAAAAGATGTAATAGGTTCTGCTCCAATAAAGATTAAACCTCTATTGCAAATGTCGATTGCTGTATCTGATTTGGTACTGACTACTGCCATATTAGAGTAGGGGGATTTCTCCCCCTATCCTTAGTCTGTATCTGTTACTGTTATTGCAGTACCATCAGCGATGTCTACTACACTTCCAGTATTAGATAAAACAACTGATATGCCCAAAGTTGGAGCATCGTTATCGTATACGAAAACAACATCTCCTACGTTCATCATGCCAGCTGCGTCATTAAAATAACCAGAAGCACGAACTGCACTAAGAGCATCAGTGGAGGTATAAAACCAAAGGTTGTGACCACCGCCACCACCCATTCTGGTTAATCCACTTGCTGAATAAGCCATAATGAATCCTCCTATGTATTATTATCTAAGACTTCATAGATACCATTGTCATCAATAACAACAGCACCCATTGACATCATAGATGTTGCAAGATGAGATGCTTTTTCAGGGATATAATTTATCTCTGTAGAAACATCAGAGTTAACGCCTAATCCTACAGCAGTAGTATGATAAGCCATATTCTTACCAGCAGTAATTGCAGAAGTAGAGAATATATTGAAGCCTAAAAACTGCTTCATTGTCATACCACCAGCAAATGGTAGATTCTGCTCACCAACAAAGTCAGATGATGCAAACTCATTAATTAAGAATAAGTCTGCAAATCCCTTTGGGTGCATAGCAAGATAACGACCACCATCCTCAGGAATGTTTGCAGAACCAAAAGTTTCAAATAGTGATAGTAGGTCTGCTTTTTCAACAGCACTACTTGTATCATGTATTTGAGTTGAGTTAGCTCCAGCATCCATTGCTGTATAGAGAAGTTCGTCAGTTTTTCGACCAAGAGCTGCTGCTGCTGAAGTTGCAACTGCTTGTCTTTCATCGATGTTAGTTTTAAGTTCATCTAGTTTGTCGATATATTCGGCAGCATAGAAATCTTCCATTGTTGCTTCTACAGTTGTATGCACAAGCTCCATTGGTGTCACCATACCATTTCTCGATTTAGTAGATGCAGTACCAGTTCCAATCTTTTGAAAACGAACTACGTTTCCAGCTACATTGCCAACAGTACGCACAGTATTCCTTAGTTTAGAACCCATACGCTGATATGCCATGTGAACATCAGACTCGAACTGTTTAATAAAGACTACGTCAATTGTGTTTGCCATTATTCAGCTCCATTGTTAAGTTTCAATTACGTCGCTGATTGTCCGTTTTGCACCTCAACATGATTGTCCACAAGGGGTCACTTAGTGCATAGTGGGTCTTGACTTACTAATTCTTTGCTCAAAATTATCCAAATTGCAATAGAAAAGTTTAATAAAGGGTATAGAATTAAAATAATATGGGTCTTCTTCTTGATGGAATCCCATGCTTTCAAGCCATTTTATTGTTTGTATTTGGTCTTGTGGCACAAAGTTTTCTACAAAATCATAATCTATTTTGAGAAATGACAGTATTAATTTGCTGTGTTTAAATATAGTCAGCCAGTGTTTATCAACAGTATCAGTACCAAGAAACCATATTCTACCAACATGCATAACATCATCAAGGGGTGTAACACCACACATAGCAATAGGTGTACCTTTATGAGTAATTGTAAATCCTTTTGCACCCTCCTCCATAAAGGGAACAGCAAGTGCCATCTCTGGAGATGCACCAACTAATGCACATTCTCGAACATCAGATAGTCTTAGATTATTAACAAGGTGGTCTACATCAGAAAGTTTACATGGTCTGAACTCAAACTGTCCTTTCTGAATGTATGTCATTTGTTATATAGTTTTTGGAAACCTTCTTCTACTTGACGAACATAGTTTGGGTCACGCTTTGTCATGCTCCAGTATCTTTCGTCTTTCATCATCTCTCTTAATCCAGCTTCATTCTGCTGACCAGTTGGCGCAGCATCACCAATAGATGTAGTAGTTTTAAGAGCATTCATTACAGTTTCCATAGCCTTAACACCATCGGCAGTTGAGCAAAGATTTGCTATTTGCGCATGCTGTTCTGGTGAGAAAAACTTATTTGACCAAAGCTCTACTGCTTGTACTCTTTCCAGAGCATTATCACCTAAGTTTTTCATTTCAGCTTGTGGGTCAGTAGTGCCAATATTCATTGCCTTTTTATACATCTCTATGCCTTCGGCAAACTCATCTTGACTGTATCCATTTTCAAAAGACTGTTCAGCCCACCACTCTAATAACTCATTACTTTTTGCAAGCTCTTCATCTATACCTTCTGGTAATATATAATCACCTTTCTTTTCAGGTCTGTCTTTGTAGGCTTCTGCTTCCAAGTCTTTCATTACTTGTGATTTAATATCTTCTTCTTTCTGACTTAATTTACCTTCAAGTTGTGAATAGGAGTTAGCCATGTCTTCTGCTGATTTAAATTTTTCTGGCAACCAAGCTGGTCGTTCACCCATAGAATCTATAGGTTGTTCTTCCGTTGTTGGTGCTGGCTCACTTGTAGGAGTTGTAGGGGTTGTAGGGGTATTGTTAGTTTCTACTTGTTCCGCTACTGTTGTTGATGTTTGTTCTTCACTCATGTTAGTCCTCTCTTGCTATTCTATCACCTTCTTTGATTCTTCTTTCAATGACACCTACGATGTATCTTGAACCTTCTGCATGTCGTAAGACTTCATCTGTTACAGCTGAACCATGCACTGCTTCAATAGTTATACTTCTTAAATATTTTAACACCTCTTTACCAACTGGTGAGTTAAACAATGCATGCATATTCAAACTAATAGTTTCATCATCTTGTTGATATCTTGGGAAGCCATCTATTTGACTTTGTAAAACTGGTTTACTCGGCTGCTTGTTCATTTGGTGCTTGCTCCATATTTTGTGGTTGCATCATTTGTTGTTGTGCTAACTGCTGTGCAGTCTGTACTAGTAGTTTGCGTTCTTCTAAATCTCTAATAAGAGTATCAGGAACGCCAAACTTTCTTGCAAGATGTGCTGCTGTTTCTTCTGTATTGACTAAAAGGTTTACTGTCTGCGGTCCAAAAGAACCTCCTACAAGTTCTAACCATCTTGCTATTGCAGATATATCTTGATTAGATTGTGCTTGCGCTAATGGAGATACAGACTTTACTTTTATCTGTCTACCATTAATTGTTGGTATTTCTATTCGACCTTGTTTCTTCAAGATATAAACAACACGCTGTAATACTGGCTGTACCATCTCAGCTTGTAATCTTCCAAAAGCAGAACCCATACGTCTACTTAGGTCTGCCATTCTTTCCGCAACTTCTGTTGCACTTGCTGGTGTCCTATCTGGATTACCAAGCATATCATTATACAATGCTCTTTTTATATTCTGACGCATATCACTTAATACAAAGTTAGTGAAGTTAAGGTCACCAGCTTGTTTGATTGGTTGTAGACCAGCAGAGTTTGGTGCTTTAGGTATTACAGTTCCAGGCACTAAATTTATTGTATCTGGATTTATAACACCATCATCATCCATTTGATATATTCCGGAGATAGCCATTGCTGCATTATTGAGTATT